ATGGGCCACACCAACTAAGACTACAAACAAAATTGGTCACCACCAGTATTATACTGGTATTAAATAGTTTTCTTTTTTTTCTTCTTTTTGGATAGCTTGAGCAAAACCATCTCTTGTCGACCCGGCGCTATGCCTGGTAATCCTGCACCCTTGAAACCAGCTGGTAGTGAACCCTGAGGAGACATGTCCTTGCCTATGAAAGTATTGGGACCTTTTGCTCTAGGAAAAATATTGAAATCTTCTAAAAGTTTCGACACCAAGCTATCGAAATTAGAATTCATAACGCTTTTTAACTAATTCTTTATCATGCTCTTCAGAATAATATGCAAAAGCTTTGCTATTTTTATATGATTCCATCTGCAGGTTAGCCCTCTCACGCATGGGTCTCAAGATGGCAATCATCTGATCAAACTCTGGCGTTTTTTCAATATTAGATTTTTCAAGCATATCAATAATAATATTGAGTTGCTTATGGTAGGGATAGTTTCCCAGAATGTCTGCAGAGGCATAGAAGCGAATATCCTTCTCACTAATATAAGGAGTTTCATCTGTACTAACGACTTTGCCTGTTTCATAATCTCCAAAGTAATATTCGTTTGCACCCAATTCAACGGTTTTGGTGCAAAATTTCTCTTTGTCAATAGTAGTCAAATCAAGATTGGGATCAATCTTGCCAATCAATGTGCCGTTTTTCTTATTAAAGAGAAGTACGTATTTGGTCTTGGTGCTCATGTGTTATTTATATTAGCGTAATCCCCATGCCATGACTAGACTATATTTAGGTTTCTCATCTTGTCCAATTTCTGTTACTTCATGCATAATATCTATGGGCATTACAGCAAGTGCTCCTGGTTTTTCTTCGATAAGCCATTCTGTACCATCTTCTTCAAAAACCTTTAAATGTGGCTTGTCGCAAGTCAGAAAGATCAAATGAAACTTCCAGTATGATCCTGCTGAATCTCTATGCTTTGGTAGATAGGCACCGGGTAGATATTTGTTTATTGTGAAGCTGCTCGGCAGAAGCGTCATTTCTTTCTTAGGTATTGTCTTGAAAATGGCTTCCTTGAGCCGTTCACTCATCTTGAAATCAAATAAACTGTGCATATTACTCTCCCCATGTATATTCTTAAATTCATACTCTTCACCTGATTTGCGTGACACAAAGCTGCTATCTTCCTTGTAGATAAGATCTAAGATCTCGTCTACATTTGTGATATAATTTTCTCTTAATGTCACTGGGCACATATGTGTAGTTTATCCTGATACATATTCCCACGAGGTACGAGCTGTATTCACACGGTAGAGTAGGTTATTATTTCTTGTTGGGTTGGCCAGCCCCTCAGGTGTTACTAAGACGGTGACAGTTCGACTGATCTGACGATAGCTTGTGTATACTGCAGGTTGATAATTTTGCACTGTGGAAGCTATGTGTGCTTGAAGACCTGCAGGAAAATTTCCTGGTGGTGCAAGTTCATTGAGTAATGCAGCAACTGACCCGGAGCCAGACCCTGTTGTATTTAATCCACGCACATCAAGCGAGAAGTAGAAGTCTTGATATTGGAGAATAGATGCAATGGGAATATCTTGTGGCTCCCCGGCTGTTGTCAATCTGCCTTTTACTGTGGCACCAGCCATGGGTGCTAGCTTTGCATTTGTAATGCCAGCATTCTTGACCTGCAACACACCACCAACCTTTTCAATGGTAACATCGTCAACAGGCACAACTTGATCAAGGGTTATATCTTGAGGTGTACCAGCAATGGAGAGTACTCCCTTAACAGTATTTGGCGGCATGACTGCAAGTTTAGCATTTGTAACCCCAGCCGGTGTAATTTGCAGCGAGCCTGTGGCAGTAAAACTTAATTCTGCTTGTGGGGCAATCACCTGTACAGTCTGACTACTATTGATTCTCTCCAGACCTCTTCCTATGGCTGTGGATGTTAGGTATGTGCAATCCAGCGACTCACGCTTGACTGCAAGCGATATGCCTGTTTTTTCAATTGTTACATTATCACCCTGAATATTAATTCCAATGGGGCGATAATTCTGTACTAAAGAATAATCTGCAGCTGTAAGAGCATACAAGATGTTGGAAGTATTGTCAAAAACTATATCATTTACTGCTGGCGCATTGGTGGCTGGTACATTGGACGCAATTGCACCAAACCCTATGAACCCCAGGAATTTCGTCCCAATCGGAATACCACCATAAGTTGTGCCATCACCAATATAGAGTCTTTTGGAATCTACTGCAAAACCTGGTTCACTCTGCAACAACAGAACCCCAGATCTCTCTGTTTCGGTACCTCTTCTAATTATGATTCGCGTAATAGGTTCTGGTGTGGGCATATTGTTATATATTTATTGAATTTGATTTATTTAGATGTGTATTTATAATAGCAATAATATATGAAAGGTTTTAACGTATCTTGTATTGTTACAGGTGAAGAGAAGTACATAGGTGGGGCTAGTCTGCAGAATAGGTTGAAGAAATTTGGCACACAAGAGATATTTGAAAAATACTATGTTTCGCGGCCTGCAGCCAAATTGCTTAAGACAGGATTATCTGTTGATGAAGTTCGGCAGAAATTAGGCAGTAAGCTCACAAAAAGTGTTGATTATGAAGTTCTCTTCAAGCTAAAATTACTTAAAAAGAAGAAGGCCCGCGGTAAGATTCTTTCCAAGGAAGAGCGTATTAAAGCAGAAGCAGAGAGTCAAGCCAATCAACATCGCTACGAATCACATGTTGAATTGATCAAATCAGATAAAAAAGCATATGTTGAGTGGGCCACAGGTGGTCCAAACAAGTGCCAAGTGCCTTATGGCGGAACATGCATTCGACCTGACATATACTATAACAACGAATACAATAAAGCAGGCAGATGCAGCACTTGCCCCTATAGCGAGCATTGTCTTTGCACAAGCAAAGAGGTGGTATGAAGACACGCAAGTTAAAATGCATTATTACAGGACGGGTATTAACAGCAACTGCTGATTACTATAGCAAAAAACTGGAAAAAGCTGGCTCCGAAGAAGAGCTGCACAGAACATATATTTGCAAAGAGGCCAAAGATCTGCTTGTTAAGGGGTTTAACATTGAACAAATACAGAAAGAATTGGGTACTGAAGGTACTTTGGCTGTTGTACCAACGGATGTCATTGACAAAATTACACTGAATGAGTATGGATTGAAGAGAAACACAATGTTTACTGAATTAACATCTTTCACACATCAAGAAACGGATCCAGAGGTACGCGCTTTCATAAATAACCTGTGATACCAGTACAGAAGAATTACACAGTAACTAGCACTAATAACTCTCTCCGATGCATTGATGCCAATACCGGGACTCAATACAATGAGTATCGCTTCACCGGTATGCTTGTTTCTGGCCCTATTGTCACAGGGGATCGTGCAACAATCGTGGTTCGTCGCGGTAACACTAATTTCGGTATAGTACTCAAGCTGCCCTCTTTCGTTCTCACATCAACTTTCCGTGGTTAAACTACTTGCATTACATGATTTACATCTTATCATGTGTGCATGGAAACGTTAATTGATCACCAGCTTGTCGAACAAGCACCTACAAAGGGCTACAATCTTCTTGGTGAAGATTTTGAAAGCGGTTATTTTGCAGGTTACATAATTAAAAATCATTATGACGAGCAACGTTTTTCCATAAACAAAAAATATAACCCTGAGAGAATTTGTTTTAAAACCAACAACAGCACATATAACTTGTATGGGGTCTTGAAACAATCAGAAATTACCGATTTGTTTATCAATCACTTGACAGTGACACCTCCAGAGAATATTGGCGAGTACTGTTCTGCTCTCACCCTCAACGGCATGTCTTGCTATACTTGCTTCCTGCATTTCAGCCCTGGTGTGTATCCTATTGATTCAAACTATATGAAAAGAATTTTCCCAAGCTTAGAAATAGAGGATTTTAATACGAAAAAAAATATTCCAACCTTTCAACGGATTGGTCATATTTATCTTTTTGCTCTCGTAAATCATGTCTATTCTTCTTAAAAAGAAATATATTTCTTAAAAAGAATAAACTAGGATTTATTATTCATAAATATAAAATAATTTTCACAAATTAAGCTTAATGAGCACGCAAATTTTAGTTAAAAAAAGAGGGGGTGATTTAGAGAAATTTAATATAGATAAGATTCATAAAGTCATCTCTTGGGCAATTGAAGGCTTTGACGGGGTAAGTTTATCTGATATTGAGATAAACGCTAAATTAAACATGGTTGAAAATATTACAACCAGAGAAATTCATCAGAGTATTATTGAGGCAGCAGCAAATTTAATTTCAATTGAGAATCCAAACTATCAACATGTTGCAGGTCGCTTGTTAAACTATCAATTGCGCAAGGATGTGTGGGGTGGTAAACATCCTCCGCGCCTAATTGACATGGTTAAGAATGGAATTCAAAAAAAGATTTATGACCCTACCCTCTTAGAGCAATACTCTGATGATGAACTCAATAAGCTTGGTGAATTTATTGACCATGAGAGAGATTTTCTATTTACATACGCAGGCATAAAGCAGCTTTGCGACAAATATCTAATTAAAAACCGTATTAGCGGCATCATTTATGAGACGCCACAGTTTGCTTATATTTTGATTGCCGCATATGCCTTTGCCAACTATGCCAAGGACATCAGATTGAATTATGTTAGACGCTTTTATGATGCCATTTCAAAGCATAAGATCAATCTGCCTACACCCATCATGGCTGGGGTGCGCACACTGTCTCGTGGTTATGCCAGCTGCTGTTTGATTGGTGTTGATGATACCAAAGAGTCTATCACTGCTTCAGGTACTGCTGTGTCACTTGCTACTGCTAGTCGTTGCGGCATTGGGATTGATGTGTCCAGAATACGTGCAATTGGTGCTGCAGTAAACGGCGGGTCAGTTGTACACACAGGTGTTATTCCGTTCCTAAAAATATATGAAGCGTCAGTAAAAGCATGGCAGCAAAATTCAATTCGCGGCGGATCGGCCACAGTCAATGTTCAGTGGTGGCATTATGAGATAGAGGATATTGTTGTTCTTAAGAACAACGCAGGGACCGATGATAATAGAGTGAGAAAACTTGATTATACTGTGGGTATGTCGAAACTATTCTATGACAGAGTACTAAAAAACGAGAACATTACATTATTCTCACCTCATGAAGTCCCGCAGCTGTGGGAAGCTTGGGGCTCTTCAAGATTTGACAAAATGTATGAAGAGTGCGAAGTTGACAGGAAGATTAAATTTAAGAAGAAAGTTTCTGCTAGAAAGTTATTCTCCCTCATTGTAAAAGAGCGCGTGGAGACAGGTCGAATCTATATTCTCAATGTGGATAGTGCCAATGAACACGGTGCTTGGCTTGATCAGGTTACAATGTCAAATCTTTGCACAGAAATCATACACCCTTACATACCACTGAAAGATTTCCACGACCCAGAAGCTGAGATTGGCATGTGCATTCTTTCTGCTGTTAATATGCTTGAGGTGAAGAATTGGACCGATCTTGAAAAAGTATGCGACCTCATCGTTAGATTTTTGGATGAAATTGTAGACATTCAAGACTACTTCAACAAAGCAGCAGAAAATTTTGCTAAAAAACGCAGAAGCTTGGGTATCGGCATCACCAACCTCGCTGCATTCCTGGCCAAGCACGAATTGAGTTATTCTTCTCCAAAGACACTGCCTGTTGTTGATGAATGGATGGAGCACTTTCAATACTATCTCCTCAAATCAAGTGTTCAGCTGGCCAAAGAAAAAGGAAAGTGTGAAAAATTTAACAGAACAAAATATTCCAAAGGGATACTTCCAATTGACACATACAAAAAGAAAGTCAATGAGCTTGTGAAACGTAAATTATCACTAGATTGGGAAGCACTACGCGAAGAAATCAAGAAGCACGGCATGAGACACAGCACAATGTCTGCAATCATGCCTTGCGAATCAAGCTCCGTGATACAAAACTCTACAAATGGTGTTGAGCCAATCAGATCTCTCATAACCTACAAGATGTCCAAAATGGGTAAGCTGCCAGTTCTTGTGCCTGGCATTGGCAAGTATCATGAAAATTATGAACTCGCTTTTAATCTTGCTGATAATACAGGGTTAATTAATATCAATGCTGTGTTACAGAAGTATATCGACATGGCAATTTCAACGAACATATATTACAATTACAATCATTACCCCAACCATGTTCTACCTGATGCCAAGGTGATGAAAGAACTCATGTATGCCTACAGCACAGGGTTAATTAGTTTGTATTACAATAATACTGATGATGGTGATAAGGAACAGTCTATGAAAGAAGATTCATGTAGTGGTGGAGCCTGCAAACTGTAACGTTATAATAAATAATACGCATGAAGTCTGTTTTAAATATAAAGAATATTGATCATACCAAACAACCATTGTTCTTTGGTGAAGATCTAAATTTGCAGCGATATGACAAGTTTAAGTACCCTGTGTTTTTCGAGTTATTCAAAAAACAGGAAGAGTTCTTCTGGTGGCCTCATGAAATATCTCTGCAAAAAGATAGGCACGATTACCGCGAGCTAAAGGGTGAAGAACGGTTTGTATTTGATAACAATTTAAAATTTCAAACTCTAGGGGATAGCATGTTGTCCCGCTCAATTCATTCTCTCAAGGACTATGTCTCCAATCCAGAGCTGGAAATATGCATGAACACATGGCAGCGATTTGAAGGCATTCATAGCTACAGCTATTCTTATCTTCTTAACAATGTGCATCCACATGCTTCAGCATTTTTTGATAGCATCATGGAAGATGAAGAAATTGTTGGCAGGGCCAATCTCATTCGCAATAACTTCGATAAAATCTTAGGTGATGATTCCAAGAAAGATATCAAAGAAAAGATCTTAGATTGTGTTTTAGCTGTCAATGTCATGGAGGGCCTAGTATTCTATGTCAGCTTTGCATGTTCCTTTTATTTTGGATACCGTGGAAAAATGGAAGGCAATGCAAAAATTATTAAATTTATTCAGCGTGATGAATCTCAACATTATGCAATTACTCAGAATCTTTTAAAGATCATGCGCGATGAGGACTGCGAGGGCTTCACACAAGTGGTAAAAAAGAATGAAGATAAGATATATGCCTATTATGAGCAAGCTGCCAAGAATGAGATCGAGTGGGCACAGTATCTCTTTAGCAAAGGTTCTCTGCTGGGATTAAATGCTGAGGTACTTGGTGGTTACACCAAGTGGCTGTGTGATAATCGGTTGCGCTCTTTGGGTTATAAAAAGATCTTCAATCAAAAAGGTAACCCCATATCTGGTTGGCTAGATAGTTACTTGGATAGTAGCAAGGTACAAGTTGCGCCACAAGAAGCTGAAATAGGTGCATACAAGATAGCCGCCAGAGACACGACAATCTCAGAAGAATCATTTGCTGACATCAAATTGTAATAAATATACTATTACAATGATACCTGTACTCGACACAAAGAGGTTGGCAGCCAACCATTTATACCCTACTTTATTTGGATTTTCAACCAAAAATAAAGTACCAGCTCAACTTTTAAACTACGTTTATGGTGTTGTGATGGTTGTGGCCATGGCTTTTGCATATCATGCTCTTGGATTAATTCTTTCGGACTGGAATAAGCTCTTTGTTTTTCTGGCCAGCTTATCTGTTGTTGGTCTTCCATATTGTATTAAGATAGTATTGTTCGGTAATGAAAAGTTTGAAGCAAAACATGCTTACCTTTGTTTAGCTATCAGTATTCTCCCAGCTATCTTTGACTTTGTTGGTTTTTATAGCGAGACAAGCATCAAGCAAACATTGACACAAACAAAATTTCAAATTGTAGAGAAGATTAGTTACTTCAACACTGAAGCTAGAGAAAAGCTTGAGACAGAGAAGATAGATATTATTAAAAAGCGTGACAATGAAGTATCCAAGCTAAAAGCTGACACCGCGCAAAGAACCTCCAATCTTGAAAATGCATTAACTGATGCCAAGCAAGTTTATATTGATGAGACTGAGGGGGTGCGCAGTCAGAGTACCTCAGGCAAACCTGGTTCTGGTCCGCGGGCTAAAGAATATCAAGCTGAGATCCGCAAGACCCAAGCAAAGAATGACTTGGAGGTTAGAAAAATCAATCAAGAGCAACAGATTGAAGAGGAAAGAATAAAGAATCAATATCAACAAACAATTGATCAATGTGATGCCGGGTTAAAGGAGATTGATACCCTTGTTTCAAGTGATGCAAAGGCAAAAGGCCTGTTATTTCAAGTAAACAACGCGCAAAACTTCTCTGAATTGTCAAAGATTGTAATCATTGTGAACAATAGCATTTCGACCATCAGCTCAAAGATGAGTCTGGAGCCAAAGTTTGTGTCTTACACAACAGATGATGTTATACAGCTTTCTTTTAGCGCTCTATTGAGAGGTGAAATTACTGCGCTCATTTGCTGTCTCCTGGCATTCTTACTTGAGATGGTGGATATTATTATTGTCTACATGATTAGAGGTACAAAGAAGCAAGACGATGATGAAGATAATAAAAAAGACAAAGAAAAAGAAAAGATTTTCTTCAAAAAATACGATGCAAATATTATGCCTGAGAAGAATCAGGAGATGATAGACAGCTTCTTTTATCCATATAAAAATTACACAAAAAATTAACCCCTTGCGAACTAAGTAAGTATGAAGGTGTATTCAAATAGGGGCGGGAGGTGGGCTCGAAAGTGTTTTCGAGACTATTTGAATAAATACTTCTATGGTCAGTGCCGAAGTGCCATCGCTCTCTAGTACCAATCTCTACAGGTATTTTACAGCAATGAGAGAAGAGATCTTAAAACACAAGTGGTATGAAAGTGAAAGAGCTGGCAAGGATGTGGGGTTTGAATACGCGCTAGTTAGCTGGACAATGAAATTTCGCAATGCCTGGCAAGCTAAAACTAAGGCCCCTTCTTAGCATTATTTTGCGATGTTGCCACGTTACGCTCCACCCCGTTAGTGCCAGCAGCAGCATCTCTTACATCAGAATTGCTTGCAACAAGCGTTAAGGGTAGATTGCGGAAATGATGACTGTGTGGATATGTAAACAAGCAATTGGGTGAAGGTCTGCCATTTCCACTTGGCGTACGCGCATATACACGAAGCCAATTGCCACAGGAATCACTCACATAGTCGCCCGGGCATGCGGTCACATATCCAATCACTGGGTATTCAGAAAGCGAAAATACCTCATCATTAGTTTGACCATATATCTTGGTGTCTTCAGTTTCCTGAATCTCAACTGGAGCAGTAATATGATTAATGGTGAGCTCACCTTCTATGTGCGCCCCACCACCAACAATTAGATTTCTACTGATACCTAGACTGCTATCCACCAGCACTTGCTTCATTTGTCTCTGCTTAAATACCATTATATCTGCTGTTACAGTTAAACGCTTACCCCCATCTATATTGGTTTCACTGCTGCTGGCTAAATTCATTTGCTCACCGCTCATATTAACAACTGTTCCACCAATTTGCACAGGTCCAAAGGACTTCATGCTTATGCCACCAGCTCCAACCTGCACAGTGTATCTATTACACACATTCAATGTATAATTACCACCAGGTAGATCATCCACGTGAACATATTCAATAAGAGGACTTGCTTCTTGATTCTCAAACACCCCGCGTGTGCCAATGGATACAGCTGAATTATAAATTTTTCCTTGACTATCAACACGAATACTACCAAAATCATTCATTATTGTTCCAATAGTCTCAATCTTGTGCTTGGTAATGTCCACAATTTCATGTCCACCAAGGCCCAGGTCGGCTTCTGCTTTGGCTATGCTAGATATTTTTGAATTGAGTAACGCTTGTAATTGCTGCTTTGCAGGATCAGGTGCCCATTCACCGCCCATGCTACTGATACTCTTGCCTGTACCACCGCAACTTGGACATTTTCCTGTGGGTGGAAAAGCCAGATCCTGAGGTTTACCAGGTTGCTGCAACCCAATTGCATCCACAGTATCGTACAAGCGTACCCCGTCTCTGGCCTGGTAGCCACCACCGCCGGCAGTAATACTTGGAATGCCAACAGCTGCAAATGGGTTATTTTCAAGTGTACTATACTTTCTATCCTGTTGACACACCGGGCATTTGCCGTAGCTGCCTGATTGCTTTTGGTCTATACTATTAAATAACTCTTTATTCTTTACTCGCTGTGTTTCAAATCGCTGCTTAACATCAGCTACCCCTTGCATGATATCTTTCCATTTTTGTACAGCACCAGAATCAAGACTACCAATTTTGCGATACACATCTCCACGAATTGTTACATCCTTGTCACCATCCACATAGAAGTTATCTGATCCTCTTACTGTTTCAAACTTATCTCCTTGTATCAAATGCTGTTCATTTGCTGTGGCTAAGTATATTGTTGTTGGGTTGGTAAAAATAATGGAACTGCCACTGTAGTGACTAAGTTTCAAAGCCTCTTTGTTATCTGTGTTTGTAAATTCTAACGTTCCACCCTTCTGATTAATGAGATATTTGTTGCGATATATCTCCACATTATGGTCTGTGTCGTTACCAGGTTTTTTATTTTCATAAGAATCTGGATAATCTGTAAATTCATATACTCCTTGCCATTCTTCTGCACCATGACTAGCAGCAAAATAAATTGGATACATGGGGTTACCATCTGTAAAGAACACCCATAGATGTGAACCCACTGGTGGTATTGAGAAGGACCCTTTGGCTTTGTTACTATATGAAGCTGGTCGGTAGCTCTGACCATAAACATTGGCTTTGTTTGTACCTGAAGCACCTGATGATACAAATGCATCTTTTAGTGCAAAATCACTTTTTTCAAGAATGTTAGCTGGTTTTTCACCTGTACCGTCTGGGTTCTGGCTATATTTTGTTGGTTGAAAATTATCCTTAGGTACAGAAGAATCATAATCATTGCTATCACTAATTGTTGATTTACGATTGGAACTGTTGTACCTGCCTGAAGAGACTTCACCTGCTAAAGGAGAAGCACAGTCTGCCCATGGTAAAACATCCTTTAATTCATCCACAACATCATCTATTGGACTATCCACATTTTTACCTAAGAATTTAAATTTCTTATCCTTAAATGTAGCATTCCAGTTCTTATACACACTTGGTGACAAATGTGGTATGAAAATCTTTACACGCCCTTTCTTTAGCGGGTCATTATTCGCTACAACTATGCCAAGATAATTTCCGTAGAGTTTGTTTTGATCTGTCATGCTATACCATATAGTGGGGAAGAATTTTTAGCATATTTATACTTGCTTGTTGGAGGATAAACTCGCACTGTTACTTCTGATCTTATTCTGTCCGCTGCAGCAAGTGCAGCTTCTTTCTTTTCATAATACACATCAATAATTGGTCGACGTCCGCCGCTTGCTGTCCTAGCTTTCACTGCACCACCAGTGTCTGTTGCAAATCTAGTTCCAACACCAGGTATGTCGATTCGACTCAAGTAAGGTATAATATTTGGATCAACAGCAACACTCACCCCCTCTGCTAATTGCCGCCCTGTTGAACTGCGTTTTGCGGCAGAATCAGCATCAGTACCAGATCCTTGTGACCAATATACAGTCAACCGCACAGCAAGATCAAAGCCATTTTTGTTATCACCACTAAATTTTGGTGAACTAAGTTGCTGCAGAGGAGCCTGACCTGTTTGACCAAATACAGGGTTATTTGCCTCACTTGAAGCCATTTGCGTAGATATTTTTGAAACGTTCTGTGTCGAATTATTCACTGCACCACCAACAGCTTGATTGAATTTATCTGGATATTTCAAATCTCTGATACCTTTTGGCGAAAGACTGGAAGCTTTATCTATGCCACTTTGCACAGCTTGACTAATATTTCCAAATTGACTGCCTTGTGACTCATTCTGAAATACTCCAAGCATCTGTTGTGCAGATTGGATAGAAAAACTATCTGCTGCTTTCTGCAATTGCGATGTTAAGCTCTGAAAACCGCCACCTGCTATAAGATTATTGACACCGGGAAAAGATTTACCAGCCAGTGCTTCTAACTGTGATGTGGCTTGATCTGTGATTGATGGCAATACATTATTCAGTCCCTTGGTTAATTGATTCTTAAAACCTGTTGGGTTCAGCAAACCACGCACCCCATCTGGTGCTGTATTGATAAAATTGCCTGGCAATAGACCTGCCGCTTGATCGCTAAATTGATCAAACCCTGGGATGGATACTAAACTCTGCAGATCTTGCTGTGTTATACCGTCAAGCTTATCCTGTAAAGTTTGTACTGAGTTAACTATGTCTGGTGCGCTATAATACACATTATTATTTAAGAAATACTCTTGATTTGAAAGATATTTATTATATCATTACTTGATGAAGGTTTCACATGAATCTCCTATTTCTATTCTTGCTGCATCCAAGAAATATAATGATTTTGATTATGCATTAGTACATCTATTTGAACAATATCCTGAATACCATAATTACTTTAAAGCGGCACGATTGGCATATGATAGAGAAGTACTCTTGGACAACTCTATATTTGAATTGGGCAAGTCCTTTGACTCAGCCAAGTTCTTAGAAGCTGCCATTGATCTTAAGCCAAATATGTTCATTGTACCGGATGTGTTGGAAGATAGTTCAGCCACAATAGACAGCTTCAAGACATGGCAGGATGGCAAGATAGATGCTGTAAAAGATGTTTGTCTCACAAAATCAATAGGGGCTGTGCAAGGAAAGAATTGGCACGAGCTTAAAGAGTGCTACAAATTCATGGCAGATAATGCAGACATGATTGCCATAAGTTTTGATTTTAGCTATTACCAGATTATTGGTGAAGGCAAGACACATCTTGAAAAATGGTGCACCGGCAGACAGCGTTTTATTAACGATCTTATAAATACAGGTGCATGGAATTGGAACAAACCGCATCATCTGCTTGGGTGTTCGCTAGCAAAGGAATTTAGACATTATGTGGATAGAAATATTTGGAATATTGTTAGTTGTGATACTAGCAACCCCGTTGTTGCTGCTATTCATGGATTGAAATATGACGCAGATTATGGCTTGCAGAACAAGCCAAGCACCAAATTAGCAGATCTGATAGAGCATGTATTCACTGATGATCAGCTTGCCCTTTTAGAATATAATACTACCATGTTTAAGAGGATTATACGTAGATGAGACCTTGGATTTGTTGCTTCAGTCAGACTGGGAGCGAGATATACAATATCTCCAATGCACTTGCAAGATATCCTGATGCTATTATTACAAATAAACAAGACATAAGTCAAGTAAATTCCGATTTAATTAATCTAATAAAATTTAGAGAGCAAAAGCTCAATACTACTATCTTCTATCAACTACCACAAAAACCAGAATTAAGTGATTATACGGCTATCTTGGATAAGTTTGTTGACCCACTCATCACATTGCACGGTTACTTAAGAATTATTCCAAAAGAGATTTGCGACAAATATGAAATCTTCAACCTACACCCTGGGTTAATCACCAAGTATCCCAGCTTAAAAGGGTTCAACCCACAAGAACGTGCCTTTACAAGCGGCCATAAGGATGCAGGGTGTGTTATACATAAAGTAACACCTGGTGTTGATGAAGGTGAAATTATTGCTTCAGGTGAAATTAGTATTGAGGATCTTACCCTAGCAGAAGTATACACCGAGCTTCATGATTGTGCATTTAATGTGTGGAAAAACTTCCTAACAGAGTATAATATAATTCAAAGTGAATCCTGAAGACCTTATTAAGCTGGTTGAAACCACGTATCCCGAAACGTGCAGAGAATTTAAAAAAATTCAAAGTGAACAATACAATACTTTCTGTAAAAAACAAAATGATTACGGGCCGCACAATATTAGCCTAGGATCTGACTTACATAGAGAAGAAGATATTGTTGCATCTATTTCTGCTATCGTGGTGCGACTCAATGATAAGATTCAGAGATTAATTAACATGGTATTAAGAAAGAAGACGTTTGAAACAGCCAATGAGCCTATTTTTGATGCTTTTAGCGATACTGCAGTGTACTGTATTATCGCTGAGATAGTCAAGAGAAAGAAATGGTGTAAATGAAGCAACCCCGTACAAAACATACCTGGGTAGATGATGACAATCATCCACTCAAGGGGTATCCTATTGATGAGCTAGATTTTATTGAAGAGACATGGCTAGAGGTCGTCAAGAGAAAAATTAGTGAGATTTTTAAGAAATAGCTTTACTTCTTTAATTTGTCTAGTATAATTGTGTTATGATTTTTACTTTTACAGGTCCTCAGTGTTCGGGTAAGACTACTCTCTTAAAGAAGTGTAAGGAGTATTATGGTTCTAAGCTATGCTATATTGATGAAGTAACTAGGCTAATTAAACGTTGGCATAATTGTGATATAAATGAAGAAGGTGCTAATGATGTAACGCAGACATTAATTTTAAATAAAGAGTTTGAGAATTTATTTTACAATTATAAAGGATTTAATTTTCAAGGCATATTGCACGATCGCTGCTTGATGGATGGAATGGTTTATACAAGTTATTTTGCCGGTAGTAGACTAAATGATTTTCCTGTATCTAATAGTTTAGGTTTGTTATACTATACAAATTATATTAAAAAGTATGATCATATCTTTTATCCGAGTCCTCATGATGTTCCGCTAGTTGATGATGGTGAGAGAAGTATTAATAAAGAATTTAGAGATGCAATTATTGATAAGTATGAGAATTTTTGGTTGTCAGATGAAAGGCTAAAAGGAAAGGTAACTATTTTAAAAGGAACAGTGGAAGAACGCATGGAAGCAATTAAAATAAAACTTAATGAATACGGAATTAGATAATAGTAATATATCAAAGCATCTTGGTAAAATAACCGGGTATAAGTGTACCTATGACCCCTCACTCTTAGTTCGTGAGCCTAGAGCTAATAACAGGAAGCATCTAGGTATTAGTGATGAGAATCCTCCTTTTTGTGGTTATGATGTTTGGAATGCTTACGAGGTATCATGCCTAACAAATGAGGGGATGCCAATTGCGGCTATAGCCAAAGTTGTCTACCCAGCTACAAACAAATATATTGTTGAGTCCAAGTCCATCAAGCTCTACATGAATTCGTTCAATATGGAGAAATATCAAGGCAATATTATTAATATATTACAACAGCTTGAGGCCGTGATGGAGAATGATCTTTCTAAATTGCTTGAAACAGATGTTAAGGTATGTGTCAGGCTTACAAAAGCAATTGACGATGCCATGCATTACCCGCCCCTATTTCCTACCGCGCTATATCCCACGCTTGAAAATAATATTGATGTAACGACTATTAAGTCCCGCGGCTACAAAGAAGATCCTAAGCTGCTTGGCTGGTTGGAAGGTGACTCGAATAAAGTACAGCGCTTTCATTCAGCGCTATTAAAGAGTAATTGCAGGGTCACATCTCAACCGGATTGGGGGGATGTTTATATTCATTACAAAGGACCTTACGAACTCAATCAAACCTCTTTATTACAATACATTGTTTCGTTCAGAGATGAATGCCACTTTCATGAAGAGATTTGTGAGACTATCTATAAACGGTTATATGACTTAGTCAAGCCGGAGGAATTGATGGTAGCCTGTCTGTATGTGAGACGTGGTGGGATTGATATCAATCCTATCAGAGCCAATAGCCCGGAACTCTTGAAGCAAAATGGTGCAATGTGGGATAAGTGGAAGTATTTTACTAAGACCGTTAGACAGTAATTAAGAAAGCTTTAACAAATAACAGGTTTGATTCAACAAACCGAGCATCTCATCGCGTATATTAAGCAAGTCAGAATCAATCTCTGGATTAAGCTTATGGTTGATATCTGAGAGAAATGCTTTATAGGTATCGAGAGCAGTACAAACCTCAAGCTCTTTGATGTCAAAAAGCTTGATATCAATATTGCCATTGGAAAAACATGCTTCTTTTCTTCCAAGAGCTGTTTCTACAAAAGTATCAATAAGACCATCCAACCCTTCATATGCTTTGCCAAGAGCCTTGTGAGCAGCATAGCTCTTTGTTTGCCAATGAAAAATTCTTAATTGATTCTGCATTTGCAGCATATCTCTGACCACATCGTGCATACTGTTATTTATATGTACTATATCAAGTTATTCGTGGATCCGTTATTGCTTTTAATTAAATAACATGTGAATCTATACAATGTGCTCTTAAACAATAAGATTCCCTTTGTTTTGCACGAAAGCGGTGATTTAGAGAATGTTATATACTGCAAGTCATTCTCTGATTACCTGTTTAATGTGGGCACGTTTACCACTAGAACTAAAGAAGTTATACTTGAATATGTTGTAGATAATACTGAAAAATATGTAGTAGCTGATGTAACCTTTGACAATGGTGAGTGTTATAGGGATGTAAGATTCAAAGTTGTTGTTAATGAAAATACTGAAACACCATACTCCACCATTAATTTAAATCTTCTTAATAACAAGACACAGGTGGCTGTGTCGCAAAAATCACAGCAAATAATTGAAGATGTTGAAGAGGTAGTTGAAGAGCCTGCCCCTGTGCACATATCAGCTCCCATTATTGAAGCACCTGATTACACAGAAACTATTAACGAGACTCTAAAACTTCAAAAGAAACTCAATGTAGAAAAAGAGGAGATCAAGAAACAGAAAATTCTACTTGAAAAACAAGACACCATTAAACGCAAGCTTTCTGAATATAAGCAAGAACTACTTGAGGATTATTTTAATGCAACCAAGAGACAAACCGAACTATTAGAAAATAATATTCAAGAAAATATTACTACAGCTGAGTATGAGTTGAACCAACGAATTACAAATACATTCAATGATTTCAATCTGCAATTAGAAGAGTTTAAAGATAGAACAAAACAAGAACAGATACAATTAATAGTAAAACAATTAGGCGAGACAGCTGCCTCCATTAAACTTGAGATTACGGACATAATTTCAAATAAATTTAATTCCGAACATGAACAAGTAGTAGATTTATTGTATGAAAAAACCAAGCTACTTGAAGAAACATATCAAAGAAAACTAATTTTTGAATTGGAGCAGTATAAGGAGAAGTTGTTTGAGGAATATAGAGTATTTTCTTCTGATACCGTGGAGCAAGTTCTCAAGGCTAAGACTGATGTAACCTATCAATCAATTGACGAGATTTTTCATAGCAGACAAGCAGAAATAAAAGAGTATTATGACAATAGATTGATAGAATCTAGACAAGAGATAGATAATTTTGCTGCAGAAATTAAAACATTTTCTACACACTTAACCGAATTAGAAAAAGCATTTCTTGAATCTGAAGAAAAGTTTAAGAACACTCTTACAGAAAAAGAGAAAGTATTCGCAGAAAGCCTGGAGCAAAGGATTACAAACTCAAAAGCTGAATTTGGTAGTATTATAGCTGAGTTTACTAAACGTTTACCAGGTATAACAAATAATATAAACACATTAGAGACTAAGGTTAAAACTTTAATTGAAGAAAAAGCCAAATCATTTAAAGAAGATTTCTCTACAACTCAACAGGATTACATTGCTAAGACTGCGCAATACTGGGCAAAGCGTATACTAGATCTAGGTGGTGGCGGTGGATCAGTTGCAGTTCAATATGCCAACGGCGGCACCATGAATGGCAATCTCAATGTCAATGGCCATATTTTATCTGGTGGTGTTGATCTATTAAATATATTTTCTGGTGGTGGACTTACAGATAGATTAGTTAGCGGCTCTTATCAGGCAGTACTAAGCAGTAATGGTGATTTAATATTCCCAACTGGTAGTAAGATATCCAAAGGCTATCCAGGATTGACTCAAGATGACAGCAGTTGGTTTGTAGCACCTACAGGACAATCTGGTGGACTTACCAGCGCAGATGGCGAACAGTATATACAGTTAGGCGATAACAGTCCTATCTATATTGGCACAGGTTGGCCGGATAGTCTTCATGAATGGATCTTTGGTACAGATGGGAAATTAACTGTGCCTGGAGCAATAGGCACAACAACAGGTAATAGTAAGTTGGATCTTGTGGGCTTGGGTCCCAACACAGCATACTTGACAACCACACCAGATGATACTACAGCGTTGTTTATGGGTGTAGACCCTGTTGAATTGCGTGCTAACACCACTGTTAGTATATACACTAATACTGGTGATGTTTCGCGTCTGTGGACATTTGGTGCAGATGGTGGTCTAACATTTCCAGAAAATCTTAAGATTGCTAATAGCATTATTAGCAATGTGTTTGATACTGGTCTTGGTTTAGTTGTAGGAAGTCAAATTGCAGTGTCTGGATCAAAAACTTCTATCTCAAATGGAACTACAAATACTGTTGGTGATTCAGTTCTTGCAACCGGTGGCCGAGTTGATGTAGAAAGCAACAGGTCCGCCATTGCATATGAAG